GAAGCTTCAAAAGAAAAAGAGGCCGATACAGAAGTTAAAGAAGAAACGTTATCTGCTGAAGAAAAATCTTTTAAAAAACGATATGGTGATCTAAGACGTCATATGCAAGATAAAGAAAAGGAATGGGACGAGAAGTTTAAAACCTTTGAAAAACGATTAGAAAAAGAATCTATTATACCACCTAAGTCTGATGAAGATATAGAAGAGTGGGCTAAAGAGTATCCAGACGTAGCAGGTATTGTAGAAACTATTGCTGCTAAAAAAGCTCAAGAAATGTTTAGTAAAGCTGAAGCTCGTATGCAAGAGTTTGATAAAATTCAAACAGAAGCTGAAAGAACTAAAGCTGAAAGTGTTATACGTAAATCTCATGAAGACTTTGATGAGCTACGTGCATCCGAAGAGTTTCATACTTGGGTTGATGAACAACCTAAGTGGGTACAAGATGCACTATATGAAAACTCAGATGACCCTGCTTCTGTAGTCCGTGTTATAGATCTATACAAAGTAGACAAAGGTCTAACTAAGACTGCAAAGAAAGCAAAAGCTAAAGAAGCAGCTTCTACTGTAACTAAACGTACTAAGACACAAGTAGATGTAGAAGATGCAAATGACGCAATTCGTGAGTCAGAAGTTGCAAAAATGTCCGATATGGAGTTTGAAGAACGATCTGACGAAATTAACAAAGCTATCCGTTCGGGTAAATTTGTTTACGATGTATCTGGCAAAGCTAGATAAAACTGTTGACAAATCAATTTTCAGCAGTATAACTATGGGTATATTGACAAAAGCCTCACTTTGACTACCTTTTGTCATACTCAAATTCATAAGAAGTCTAAACTAAGAAGAACTACCTGGACAAGTATAGGCCCAGTGGTATTTGCTAGCGCAAGTAAATATTAACTGCACCCTAGAAAACGTACAGCCCCTTTTAGATGTTTAAGCTTAATTCAAGCCAAATATCAGGAGGATTTTATCATGGCTTTTACAACAGCAGGAGGATACGGTAACTTACCTAACGGTAACTTTTCCAGTATCATATACTCCAAAAAAGTACAACTTGCATTCCGCAAGAGTACAGTATGTGGTGACATCACCAATTCAGATTATTTTGGGGAGATAGCTGCCCAAGGTGATACGGTGAAAATCATCAAAGAACCTGAAATTTCAGTGAGCGCATATGCTCGTGGGACACAGGTCAACGCACAGGATCTTGACGATGAAGACTTTTCTCTAGTCGTTGATAAAGCTAACTACTATGCTTTTAAGATTGACGATATTGAGGAAGCTCATTCACATGTCAATTTTATGGATCTTGCTACCAACCGTGCAGCATATCGTTTAGCTGATCAGCATGACCAAGAAGTTCTTGGCTATCTATCAGGTTACAAACAGTCTGCACTACACACTGATGCTGACACAGTTAATGACCAAACAAATGGTTCAAAAGCTGTAGCAACAGCAGGTTCAGACGAGTTGTTATCTTCAATGAAACTTATCAAGTCTTCATTTGGTAACATCACAACGTCTTCTGCAGGAGATCATTCAATTCCTGTAGCAGCACGTCTACCAGGTGCAACAGCACTACCAACAGCAACTGTTTCTCCTGCGATGATTATATCACGCATGAAACGTTTGTTGGATCAACAACAAGTTGATTCACAAGGTAGGTGGCTAGTTGTTGACCCTGTATTCATGGAAATCTTAGCCGATGAGGATTCTCGATTCTTAAACGCTGATTACGGTGAATCAGGTGCTCTACGCAATGGTCTAGTACTGAACAACATGCATGGCTTCAGACTCTATACTTCCTCAAACCTTCCTCACGTAGGTACAGGTTCAGGAACTGCAGGTTCTGCAAACCAAAACACTAACTTTGGTGTGATCGTTGCAGGTCATGACTCAGCAGTAGCAACTGCCGAGCAGATCAGTAAGACTGAAACATATCGTGATCCTGACAGCTTTGCTGACATCGTTCGTGGTATGCATCTATACGGCAGAAAGATTCTTCGTCCAGAAGCAATCGTAACTGCTAAATATAACGCAGCGTAAGGGGAGATTGAATTATGGCTTTAGGTGATAATACACTTCAGTCTGCTCGGGGAGCCAATGCTAACCCAGGTAGAAAACCCTACATGGTTCAAACTGTTTTGAATCTAGCAACTGCTTTGTCTGACAAAGGTTCTGCTCTTGCAGCATCTGATGTCGTTCCAGTAATTGCTGTCAAAAAAGGAACTATGATCCTTAATGCAGGTATGGAAGTTGATACAGCTTCTGACGGTTCTACATTAACTCTAGATCTAGGAACAGGGGCTGATGCCGATTGTTTTGTAGATGGATTTGATGGCACATCTGCAGCAGCAGTTGTTACTCAAAACCCTGCGGCATTCCAACCATTAATGGCTGTAGCTGATGACAACATCGACATGACAATTGCAACATTGTCTGGTGGTGCTGTTACTACAGGCAAGATCCGAATTTGGGCATGGATGATGGATTGCACAGATATAGGTAATGACGGTACTGCTAATGAAGTAGATCGTGATGCACTTGCATAACTAACTTAGGGGGCAGGGAAACTTGCCCCTTTAAGCTTATCTAAGGAATTTTTTTATGGCAACTTACATAACACTGGTCAACCAACTTCTTGTTCGTTTAAACGAAGTTACGTTAGATACAGCAGGTGATGGCTTTACTACAGTGCGTAATGTTCAAGCACTTGCTAAAGATGCTATTAATAACTCCATTAGAAATATAGTCCAAACAGGACAAGAGTTTCCATTCTTAAAAACGACAAATACACAGACCTTAACAGCAGGTACTAGGCAATATGCTTTTCCTGCTGATTTTGCTTCTGTAGACTGGGATACCTTTTACATAAAGAAATTAGGATCTGCAGGTAATACGCCTAGCTTTCTTCCTACAATATCTTTTGAAGAGTATACTCAAAGGTTTCGTGGATTAGATGATGAAGGTGATACTGGTTCTGGTATATCTGCACCACAACGTGTCTATCAAACATTAGAAGCAAAGTTTGGTGTTACACCTGTACCAAACGATAGCTATGTAGTAGAATATGTGTACTTTTCATTTCCTGCTGACTTAACTGCTTTTAATGATACATCTATAATACCAGATAGATTTAATCACGTACTTATTGATGGTGCTATGATGTACATGATGAGATTTAGATCTAATGATCAAAGTGCTGCCATACACCAACAAAACTTTCAAGATGGTATACGATCTATGAGACGTATACTTATGGATGATCCGCTTGATGTTAGATCAACAGTAATACAAAGAAACAAGTCATTTAGTAACACTATTAGTAGTATTGTGTAATGCCCGAAAATTTAGCTTCCTTTAAAGTCTTCTGCCAAGGAGGACTAAACACTAGCAGAGATGTGTTATCTCAGGGTGAGAACCAACCTGGTTCTGCTGTCTCTTTGATTAACTATGAACCTGCTGTTACAGGTGGTTATAGAAAAATAAATGGATTTGCTAATAACTATGGCACAGTTACAGGTACAGGAAGTGTATTAGGTGTCTGTGTAGCAGATGGAATAAATGATGGTATACTAGCTTGTAGAAAACCATCATCAGGTAACAACTACTTACATAAATGGAATAGCTCTAGTTCAGCTTGGGATGCTGTAACAACTGCAGGCTCACCTACAATGGTGGGAGTAACTAAGGTTAGGTTTTCTAAATATAACTTTGGCACACCAAAAGTAGTTTTAACAGATGGTATAAACCCTGCAGCTACTTATGATGGTACAACATATACACAGATTACTCATAGCAGTGCTCCTACCGATCCTAAGTTTTCTGCAATATTTCAAAACCATTTATTCTTAGCAGGTGATCCTGCACATCCAACTAAGTTATTTTTTAGTGCTCCACTAGCCGAAACAGATTTTGCTTCAAGTAACGGTGCAGGTGTAATAAACGTAGGTTTTCCTATAGTTGCAATCAAGTCCTTTAGAAACGAGTTGTTTATATTTGGTTCGACTAATATTAAAAAACTGTCAGGAACTGCGTTAGCTAACTTTGTACTTCAGACTGTTACAGATGACCTTGGATGTCTAGCTACAGATAGTGTTATAGAAATAGGTGGTGACTTATTATTCTTATCTCAAGATGGTCTACGTCCTATCTCAGGTACAGCAAAGATTGGTGACGTTAATTTAGAAACAGTATCTAAAAACATTCAGTCTATTTTTACAGACATTATATTTGATATTGATCTAGAAGGTTTAAATGCAGTAGTTATAAGACAAAAAACACAATTTAGATATTTCTTTGCAGGTAGTGACACTCAAGGTATTATAGGCGGTTTTAGACAAACACCTAACGGATTACAGTTTGAGTACAGTCAGATGTTAGGTATTACAGCTACATGTGCAGCTAGTGGATACATAGGGCAAAACGAAATTGTTATACACGGTACTTCAGCAGGTAAAGTACAGCAGCAAGAAGTGGGTAATAATTTTGGAGGAGATCCAATATTTAGTATTTTTCAAACTCCTTTCTTTCATATGCAAGATCCAGAGCAAAGAAAAATATTTTATAATGTAGCTACTTATTTACGTTCTGAAGGTGATAACACAATAGTTATGTCAGCAGTATATGACTATGAAGACGTAGACACATTAAATCCAACTAACTTTAATTTATCGACAGCAGGTGCTGCAGCTTTCTATAACGAGGCTACATATAACAGCACTGCAATATTTGATGGTAATCCATCACCAGTTCAAAGAACTAATATATCAGGGTCTGGTAAATCCGCATCTTTAAAATTCGTAACTAATGACACAGATGCATCACACAGTATACAAGGCTTAGTGATTACATTTGGGGTAGGAGACAGGTTATAACATGGCAGGTTATTCAAGACAATCAGCAGCTGACATTATCGCTAATGCGATTATTAAAGCTGCACCAGTAAATGCAGAGTATAATGCTCTACGAGATGCTTTTGCTTTAGCTACTGGACACAAGCACGATGGTAGTTCCACTGAAGGTGGTTACGTACCTCTGATAGCTGACAGTGATGCACTAAACAAAGTTGTAATAGATACTAGTAACAATAGGGTAGGTTTCTTTAGTGAGGTGGGTGGATCTGCAGTAGAGCAAGTACGTATACAAGACGGTGCTATTGTTCCTGTAACTGATGATGACATTGATATTGGTACATCCTCATTAAAGTTTAAAGACCTTTATGTTGACGGTGTAGGTTACATTGACTCTGTTACAGTAACTGGGGCAGCTACATTTTCTAACATAGACATTAACGGTGGAGCAATAGACGGTGCAACAATAGGTGCAGCATCTGCAGGTGCAGCCACGTTTACTGACCTTACTGCTACAGGAACTACAACAGTAACTACAGCAGATGTAAATGGTGGTAATATAGATGGTACTATAATAGGTGCTTCTACAGCAGCAGCAGGTACATTTACAGCTCTAACAAGTACAGGGACT